TCAACCCAAATCAGTTCGCTTGAACAGCTTGGTATTAACGTTGCCCCATCCGCATTGCGTGACTTTATGGCGATGGCTCAGGATGCAAGTCCCGATCTCATCACCGGCGCGTCAACATCAACCCCGATTCAGTTCCTTCAGCATTTTCTGCCGGAAGTGATTCGGACCGTAACGCAGGCCCGCACCGCTGATAAGATTGTTGGGCGCGATATCGCTGGCAATTGGGCTGATGAGGAAATCGTTGCTACAGTGCTGGAGCAATCCGGTCAGGCTCGCCCGTACGGAGATAAAACCGATACGAGCCTTGCCGATTGGAATCCTAATTTTGAACGTCGAACTATCGTACGTTTCGAAGAAGGAATTGAAGTCAGCGCACTTGAAGAGGCTCGTGCTTCGTCCATGCGCGTAAACTCCGCGTCTGAAAAACGCCTATCCGTTGGAAACTCGTTCGCGATTGAATTGAATAAGATCGCGTTCTACGGTTACAACGACGGCGATAATCGCACGTACGGAATCCTCAATGATCCAAATCTACCTTCCTACACCGCCGTTGCATCCGGTGTTGGTGGCTCGAAATGGTCTGAGAAAACATTCCTCGAAATTATCGGCGACATCAAAACGTTTATGGCGGCTCTTCGTCTGCGGTCGGGGTCGAACTTTGATCCCTACGGAGACGCGTCTTGTCTGTCAATTGCCGACGCGGCTATCGACATGCTGGCAACGGTAAACACGCTTGGAACCACTTCGGTTCGTCAGTGGATTGCGGAAACGTATCCTAAGATGCGGATTGAAAACGCTCCTCAGTACACGGCGGCAAACGGCGGGGCGAATGTGTTCTACCTGATCGCTGAAACTATCGGCGGGCGCAAGGTTGCAAACCAGTACATCCAAGACGTATTCCGAATGCTTGGCGTTGAGAAGAAAGCAAAAGGATTCTTGGAGGCGTACTCTTGTGCGACTGCCGGTGTTCTTTTCTCTCAGCCGATCGGAGTAGTTCGAGGCACAGGAATCTAACCAAAAAGGCGGGCGGGTGTAAAATCCCGCCTCGTCTAAACCAAAAACGAAATAATAAAAGGAGCGCGGAATGCCCAATATTACATCAACAATGACGAATAGCGTCGAGTACCCATTATACAAGACAACCCCAGGCGGCGAGTCAGTTGCCGTGAAATCAGTAATCATTGCAGGTGGTGCAAACGTTGCCAGCAAACACTTTCAAACCTTTGAAGGAGTTGTAACGGAAGTAACCGACGAAGAAGTTGACATGTTGTTAAGCAACGACACATTCAAAACGCATCTCGAAAACGGGTTTGTTAAGATCCATAAGACGAAAAAGATGCAGGTTAAGGATCTCGAACCAGAGGACAAGGCCGCCCCGCTCACGCCTAAGAGCTATGCGAAAAAAGGCAAAAAGGGAATCAAAGCACCCAAAACAACCAAGGAGTAAAAGTCAATGAGTACGGAATCTGAAGTAACGTTGACCGTTGAGCAGTTCCGTACTGACTTTCCAGAGTTTACAGAATCACTTTATGCTGATGCCGTCATTCAGGCGGCTATTGATCGTTCCGCGTGTTTTATTTCGCGAACAAATTCGGGTCCACTTATGGACGACTGCCGAATCTTGGCAATCGGATATGCGACCGCTCATCTATTGACTAGCGCGTGCGGCACCAATGCCACAAATGGCGGGGGATCTCAAGGAGGACTTGTAGGGGCGTCAACTGTTGGTAGCGTGTCAGTAACTATTATCCCGCCCCCGTCGAGTACTCAGTTTCAGTACTGGATGAATCAGACCTGCTACGGTCAAGCGTATCTATCGCTTCTCGCATCAAAAGCCCCTGCCGGTATATTCACCGGCGGATCGTTTATAAGGGTTTTGAGATGAGAGTTGTTCGTTCACATGGGAGTGAGGTTTTCAGAGACCTGAAGAAAATCGAGAATGGAAACGTTGCGGTCGGATGGTTTCCAGAGGCGCAGTATCCAGACGGGCAACCCGTTGCTAACGTTGCCGAAAAACACGAATTTGGAGATCGTCGAGAAGGAATTCCAATTCGCTCATTCATGCGTACCACAGTTCACGAGAAAGAGACTGAATGGGCAAACCAGACTTCAAGGCTTATTGAGTCGGGAATGTCCGCAGATAAGGTTATGGAAACGATGGGCGCGGTTATTCGCGGAGACGTCCAAGTTAAAATCAAAGACATCATGGAGCCGCCAAATTCCCCCGCTACGGTTAAGCGAAAAGGATTCAATAACCCTCTGATAGATACGGGACTAATGCTTCAATCTATGTCATTCAAAACGGGAGAACAAAATGATGGGTAATCTTTTAAATCTCGCAATGTCAGTCATCCCGCGCGTTCAGTTCGGTGTTGAGAAATACGTTAGCAACTCAACAAATAGCATCGGGATAAAAGCCCCGATATACGCGACACCGGTTTCTTTTTGGGGATGTGTGCAAGCTGTTGAAAACTCCGCATATCAAAAGCTGAATCTTGAGTTCGGAAAGAACTACATTCAGGTCTGGGGGGAGACCGACATATTAGGACTGGATAAACAGGAAGTTGCAGACCGCATAGTTTACAATGGGCGCACCTTTAATGTAGAAAAAAGTACGGACTGGATGGACTACAACGGATGGTCATCTGTAATCGCCGTAGAGGATAAAACAGCTTGAAGAACGAAAATACAATATGGGCTAACATTATTGACGCTGTTAATTCAGGGCTTGTTGAAAATGGCGTAACAGGCTTTGAAGTACAGCAAGGTTCTCAGCCGTCCAAGGTGTCAATTGATTCCCCTACTATATGGATTGACCGAATCAGCTCGAAGCGTTATGGGAAGCAAAGCCGAACACCTGATATTGAATCCGATGTTTTGATCGAGCGCAAATCTTCATACCAAGAGATTATGTTCCAACTCACGGGACGTAAGATCAGATCCCTATCCGACGACGTAAACACACAAACTGCTACAGACGCTTTAAACCTGCTCGTAAACTATTTCAACGGTCAAGAGGGTATCGACAAACTAAGCACGCTCGATATGAACTGCTTGCACGTAACCGACGTCCGTACGCCATCCTCGATCTCGGATAGCGACCTGTACGAGCGAGACCCGAGCTTTGACATCACAATCACTTTAATTCAATCAAGCACAAGAGCACTACCTGCGGTCGATAACGCGACCTTTGAAATAGAAAAAGTATAAGGACAAATTATGGCTATTACCCAGAAAAAGTACATCGATATCATTTCGGGCGTCGGCGGGGCTGCGGTTGCTGCGCGTCGTGAGTTAATCGCTCGACTGATGACCACGAACGTTTTAGCGCCGACTGACTCGGTTATGGAAATGAACCTAGACGGGATGCTGTCCTATTTTGGATCAGATTCCGATGAATACAAGTTCGCTGTTAAATATTTCAGCTTTATCTCCAAGTCAATCACGCAAGCCGATAAGATCAGTATTGCGCGATACACACCGGCTGACACTGCACCTATTTTGCAAAGCACTGAAACTGTCGCGTCAATTGCTACATTCACTGCAATTTCAGACGGATCAACCGTCATTGATTTGGGTGGCGAAACCCTAGCTATTACTAGCAAGGACTTTTCTACAGCGACCACGCTTGATGATATTGCATCCGCGCTTGAGTCATCTATTCGGGCGAACACTGGCGGAGGTACAATGTGGACGGGGGCAACCGTTACAAACACTTCAGGAGTATTCAAAATCACCGGCGGGGATACCGGTGCGGGCGACATTGGATATCTTACCGCATACGACTCAGGCACCGACTTTTCATCCCTAATGAAACTGGACGTAGGAAGCTCTCCTATTCTGAGCGTAGGCATGGACGCAGAGACGCCCGTTGAATCATTAGGCCGTGTTGACGGAATTAGTGACAACTTTGGGTCGTTCTCATTCATCGAAACTCTAACGAATGATGAGATCGTAGAAAATGCCGTATGGAATGCCGCTAAGAATTACAAGTACATGTACTCTGTTTCTGTAACGGTTGCCAGTGCCGCGACGCTTGCCGGACTTGTTGACGGGAATCTAGGAATCGTTTTGACTCTTGACGCCTACGCCGACTATGCTGAGTTTATGCCGATGGCAGTTTTTGCCGCGACTGACTATGACCGACCGAACGCTGTTAAAAACTACATGTTCCAGCAGTTCGGCGGCGAGAGTGCCAGCGTAACAACCGACGCTAAATCTGATACCTACGACGCCCTGAAGATCAACTACATCGGATCGACGCAGCAGGCTGGGAAGCTCATAGATTTCTACCAAGACGGCTACATGATGGACGGTGGGGACATTGGTCCATATGTCAATGAAATCTGGCTTAAGGACGCCTTTTCAACTAGCTACATGAATCTTCTCCTAGCTCTTGAGCAGATCCCCGCGAACACGACCGGAGAAA